CCGCTCAGATAAACTATATGAACTCCAGGACCTACTGATCGAAGAGTTTTTACTCAGGGTCAAATCAGGAGAGGCATCCACGGCTGACCTATCGACGGTCAGACAGTTCCTCAAGGACAACAAAGTGTCCGCCGTGGCCACCGAAAGCTCACCACTCCACGAACTAGTCAACGCCTTGCCGTTTCACGACGATAACGTAGACCGAATTGTAAACATGGCGTCCAATGAGTAGAAACTACAAGAGCGAATACGCTAACTACCACGCTAAGCCGAACCAAAAGAAACGCCGAGCCGGACGCAATGCCGCACGGAGACTCATGGCTCGCAAGCTGGGACTCAACAAAATCAAAGGGCGCGACGTCGATCACAAAGACCGAAACCCCAAGAACAACGCTGCGTCTAACCTAAGGCTCCAAAAGAAAAGCCAAAACAGATCACGAAATGGCTGACCTAAGGCAACTCAAAGACTTCAGGAACTTTCTCTACCTAGTGTGGAAACAACTTAACCTACCTGAACCAACTAGAATACAATATGAAATCGCGGATTACATGCAGCACGGAGATAAACGAGCAGTTATCCAAGGCTTTCGCGGCGTCGGTAAAAGCTGGATTTGCTCTGCTTATGTTGTCCACCAGTTGCTCCTCGATCCCTCAAAGAACATACTTGTTGTCTCTGCTTCAAAGACTAGAGCAGATGACTTCTCAACTTTTACTCTTAGGCTTATCCATGAGATGCCACTCCTTAAGCATCTTATCCCCCAAGACAAACAACGGTTCTCCAAGATCTCGTTTGACGTCGGGCCAGCCCCAGCGTCACACGCCCCGTCCGTTAAGTCCCTGGGTATCACATCTCAACTAACCGGGTCTCGTGCTGACATTATCGTAGCCGATGACGTCGAGGTCCCGAATAACTCAGCGACCCAGATGATGCGAGACAAGCTCGGAGAACAAGTCAAAGAGTTCGATGCGATCATTAAGCCCCTCGACGACTCCAAGGTAATCTTTCTAGGAACACCACAGTGCGAAGACACGATATACCGACAGCTAACCGAGCGTGGCTACCAGACCCGCGTCTGGCCTGCGCAGTATGTCACCCCAGACCAGAACATGAAGCGATACGATGGTCACATCGCTGAGTGTTGTATTAATATTGATAATAAAGGAAAGTCAACAGAGCCACTCCGGTTCTCTGATGTGGATCTTGCAGAACGTAAAGTATCCTATGGGTCTGCAGGTTACGCCTTACAGTTTATGCTCGATTCGAACCTCAGTGATGTCGAAAAGTATCCACTCAAGATCTCAGATCTGATTGTGATGTCGTTGGACACTGAGCTTGCCCCAGAACGACTAGTGTGGGCCAAAGACCCGGACCTAGAGTGGGACGGATCGATCCCTAATGTCGGCATGACTGGCGATAGGTTCTACAGGCCTATGAAGACCCTGGGTAAACACATAGAATACACAGGGACCGTTATGTCTATCGACCCGTCAGGACGAGGTAAAGACGAGACAGGCTACGCGGTAGTCAAAATGTTAAACGGGTATCTTTATGTCACAGCGGCTGGTGGAGTCCAGGGAGGATACTCAGAGGAAACACTCAAGTTTCTCTCTATGACCGCCAAAGAACACAAGGTCAACGAGATCGTCGTTGAGTCTAACTTCGGTGACGGCATGTTTGTCGAATTGCTTAAACCTGTGTTGCGCAAAGTCCACGCTTGCACAATCGAAGAGGTGAGACACAGCACACAGAAAGAAAAACGTATAATCGATACACTAGAGCCAGTGATGACTGGGCATAAGCTGGTGGTCGATCCTAAGGTCATCCAGAACGACTACGAGACTAGCCAGGTGTATCCTAAAGACCACGCTCTAAAATACCAGTTGATCTACCAGTTAACACGCATAACACGAGATCGCGGCGCTGTGACCCATGACGACCGCTTAGACGCGCTTTCGATGGCTGTTGGTTACTGGAGTCAGCAAATGGCCCAAGACGCGTCAGAACGCATCCTAGAGCGAAAAGACGAAGATATACGAAAAGAGCTACAGAAACACGCCGAGGCTTACTTTAAGATCCGCCGCGGGGGCGCCAATATTCTCACTTGGTAATTCGTACCGCCTATATTGTAGGACTATAGGTAAAACAATAAGCGATATTAACTAATGTAAGAACAAAAAACCAATGATTTTATATGGATGGGGGAAATACTGTATTGACAAGGGTAGAAATGTCCCCCTATAGTAACTATAGGTTAACTAAAGTCAGTAATTAGTGATAATAACAATATTGAATATTACACTAAAGTTAGTCTATAGTTAGACTCTAAGTTAACTCTAAGTAACTATGGCCAAAGATTTACAAAGCGTCACTGCTATCCTCGGAGAACATTTTGAAAACTATGTGATCCTAGTGGCTGACTCTAAGCACAGCTGCAAGATCATCTTTGATAATCACTTTGCCGCTAAAGGACTCGTCAGTGTCGCAAAGAATACTATTGACGATAGCCTTGGTTCTGGTATGAACTGCTTCGAGATCGACTTCGGTCCACTTTCAGATGACTGACGGTTAGTCTCATAATGCTTCTTTTGCATTCGTTGTTCCATTAGGCAGGGCTCTTAGTTAACGCTGGGGGCCCTGTTCTATTTTTGGTAAAAATATCTGACACCCCTTATATAACGCAACAGTTCGCCGCGATTCCCCAGGGTAGGCCTAGCAGCTGACCAAGCGAACATTGTTCAAAGACTCAGCGATTTCTTTTTGTCAGCTGGGAGCGTCGGCATCACCAGGAAGCGCGAGGGGGCGCCGGGGTGGACAATGGGTGAGCACTAGGTAGTCAGTGAGTCAGCGCTGGGTGTATCGTCGGGGTGTGTCTTGGTGTTTGTGGGTGTTTTTACGTTCTGAGATGCCAGCGATGACCAAGCGCTGACCGGGGATGACTGAGGGAAAGAGAAACACCAAGCGACAACCAATGCAACCGACCGTCAACAAATGACAACCGAGCGCTAAATAAACTTGAGAAAAAGCTGGAAGAACAAAAGAAAGATCCTAGTATGACAACCAATGGCAGCGAGCTGTCATAACCAAAAAGCAAAAAAGCAATGAACAAAAAGAAATATAAAGCTGAGCAGATAGGATTCCTCTGGATGTTAACCGGGGAGAACATAGAAGGCGCAGAGATCTTCGCGAACCTGACAGACATTCCGTCGCGGTTCTTTGATAGCCTAGAGATACTGCCAGAAAAACCAAAGAGATCTAAGTCGGAAGCGCTCTTTAATCCGAAAGACTCGCGCGAGATGAACTTGATCTTGGACCTTGTCGAGAAGGGAGGTGCCAAGTGAACGACACTATCGATAACGTCATGGCAGATCTTAACCGGGCAAGAAGACGACACGCGGACGCAGCGGATCGACTCGAGTTTGAGATAACGCGAGCCATTGGGCTCCTTATGGACATTCAAGGGGAACGCGATCACCTAGCGTTAACCAGGGGCGAAACCCTAGACTTTACATTGATTAACAAGAGGGCAACCAAATGAACTTCTTTATATTAATAATAATTATTATCATGTGGTCAGCAATCGCAACTCTAATCATTAACCAATGAAAACCTTCACGAAAACTAAAGACAAAGAGATACGCGCTAACCTTAGAACCTGGCGATCACTCGCGAGCCCCAAAGAAGTTTCTGCAGGATCTACTTGGTATGACGAAGCGAATTCCATTGCGTCAAACATTGAGCGAAACACCGGGGTAAGTGTTTTTAACGCTGCAGCTGTCCTAGCAGCGCTTAGTCCTTCAAACAAGTGGGAACGCAACATACTAGACGCTCAGAACCTTTGCGAGGCCTGGAGCACTGGACGATCTGCAGACTCTGTAAGATGCTGCACTTACAACGCGAACAAGGCGAAAGCCTGGCGAATACTCGAGGGTGACCAGGGTGTCTTAGATAAGAGCCCAAAAGTCTGGGCGTTCGCTAATACTATCACGCTGCGCAATAAGGCCGCTTGTGTCGTGATTGACCGATGGCATGCGCGCGCGTGTCTTACCAGGTCGAAAAGGCGCAAGGTTGTCCAAGAGAACCTCACGCTTCCACAATATAACCGAGTTGAGCGCTTGACTATTGAAGAGGCAATGAAAGCAAACGAAGCGCCTTGCGTTTACCAGGCGATCATTTGGTGCACAATCAAGAACAACTGGGAGAAATGAAGATCAACAAGAAAGGCAGGCCTCGCGATTCTTTTGGGTTCCCTCTCGCGCTTAATTGGAACATTGTCCTAGACAACCAAGCACAAGGAAAACCACTGACACAAGGCGCCTACATTATCACCAACAACAACAACCAAACAACAAAAAAGCAAAAATGAAAAAGACAGAAAAAACAAAAGACCAGAAACGACACGACGACAAGATGCTAGCTTTCGCGCTATCGCGAGCACACACTAGTGCATTCGAGGTAGTCATGGAGTTTAAAGAGTATTACCAAATGAACGAGTGTGACATAACAGCAATACCGTCCGGGGTAGTTTCGCAAATCATGGGAATACACGATTGCGAGATAAACAGAGCTCACAACAGGAAGGCTCAAAAGTATGTTGGCGAACAATGGGAAGAAGACACAACGCCACTCAGCGCTTACGATGATCTCTAATTGATCCACACAAAACAACCATAAAACAAGCCCCTTGGATTGATTCCTTGGGGCTTTTCTTTGGTCAAAAACCGATCGCTTGAACACTACTCAAAAGTCAGCACACCGCCCTACTATCATCAGCGTGCCCGTAAATTTCTAGGCGTGCCCGGAAAGTTCATTAACAATAAATAATATTACTAATGTGAAATAGTAGACTAAGAGTAGACTTAGAGTCACCTTTCTGAAGAAGCTTTTGTTGTCCATAGTGTAATAATAATATTTGTTTTAACTAATAAGGAATATCACTAGTCGATCACTAAGTGTAACTATAGGTGTGTCGGGGCGGGGGTCGTCAAGAATAAAATTGACAATATTAGCGTTTTTACCTAAAAACAGCCATGTTGGACACTGAAAAAGACATGGAAAGAAGGTTAATACGAGATGAGCTAAAGATGCTCGCCCAGACAATCAAGAGAATCAAGGCTCGCCAAGCGAAACTCAGAGCACTACTAAAAGATGACACCAAATGAAGAGATCAAGGCGCTTACCCAGGAAGATCTTAACCAAGACATGGTTGACCTTGGCGTTGGTCGTTACCGTAATCGAGTGGAATCTGCGAAGGGCCGCGAAGCAGAAAGCGAAACGAAATACGGACAGAGGTTAATCCGGGGTGGTTTGCCTGCGTTTACCAAGGCGATCGACGAGATGGTCGCGGGGTGGGACAACAGGAACAGTGCGCTCTGGCAGTTGTCTTTGCGTGACATGAAGCCCTCAGTGATCGGCTTTATTGTTATCAAGGCGGTCCTCGACTCGATTACCTTGAAGAAAAACATGGCGTCTGTGAGTCACTTTGTTGGTTCGCGTGTCGAAGACCAGCACCGCTGTGATTTCCTAGTGCGCAACAACGAGGCCAAAGGGGAAGGCATTGTGTTAGGTGCCCAGAAACGCCGAGGTGGCCTTAGTTCACAACGACGGCACATCAAGAGCTCGATGCGTAACGAAGCGTCAAAAGGCCTCATGCCGGACTATGACGACTGGAGGCGCCGCGACAAGTTATCGTGTGGTTTAACCTTGGTAGAACTGTTGCGTCATGTCACTGGTCTTGTTGAGTATGTATATATATTAGAAAAAGCAGGCAAGAAGCCGACACGCTACGTTACAGCCTCTAAGTCTACCTTTGACTGGATTGAGAACTACAACGACAGCAAAGAGCTCTTTGAGCCGTTCTGGTTGCCCACTGCTGACGCACCGTTGCCTTGGCGTTCTATCTGGGAAGGTGGTTACGACACTGCAGGCACAGCGTTACCAAAGCTACCGTTTATCAAGACGTCTAACATGGACTTCTTGCGAGACAACGAGACCCGCCACGTCGAGACGCCAATGGAAGCGTGCAATCTGATCCAGGGGACACCGTGGGTAGTGAACCCGAAGGTCCTTGGGGTCGCACAGTGGGCCTGGGGTAACAACGTAGAGATCGGTGCGTTACCGTCCAAAGAAGACGAGGTGATCCCTGATGTTCCGAATGACTTCCACGAAGACGAAGAGGTAAACCGGAAGTGGCGCCGTATGGCCGCTGGGATCTACTCGCGCAATGCCAGCACCAAGTCCAAGCGCCTGCTCACCAGCAAGATTATCTACACAGCCGAGAAGCTCAGTGCCTCTCGGTTTTTCTATCCGAGTCACTGTGACTTTCGGGGTAGAGTATATAATATATCATCGTCTTTGAGTGTCATGGGGAACGACCTGTGCCGTGGGTTACTACAGTTTGCCCGGAGTGAGCGTGTGGCCAGCGTCAACGACGCAAAGTGGCTCGCAGTTGCCGGAGCAAACGCCTGGGGTAACGACAAGGTCACACTGGACGAGCGGTGGCACTGGGCCCAGAAGTTCACCGAGCGAGCCATGCGCATCGCCAGGGACCCACGCCAAGACCTCACCTGGACCAAAGCTGACAAGCCTTGGGTTTTCTTGGCGTGGTGCTTCGAGTGGGCCGAATACAAGACACACGGTAAAATTAACTCGACGCTACCAGTGAACCTTGATGCCTCCAACAACGGCCTACAGATTCTCTCGATGTTAACCAGAGATCCGTATGGCATGAAGGCCACCAATGTTTTACCGACGGACAGCCCAGAGGACATCTATGGTGTTGTTGCAGAGAATGCCTTGGCGTCACTCAAGGCCGACGGGGGTGACCTAGCGCGCGCCTGGGTGAACTTTGGTATCGATAGGCGCACATGCAAAAGACCTGTAATGTGTTATTCATATGGGCTCACTCCGTATTCTAATCGTGCGTATATTAATGAATGGTATGACGAACAAATCCACGGGAAGAAACGAGAGAAGCCGTTCAGTGACGACGTGAGATACCAAGCGATCCAACTGTTAGCCACGCATGTCTGGCAGGGCATTGAGTCGGTCTTAGAGAAACCTAAGCAGTGTATGGATTGGTTCCAAGCGTGCGCCAAGCTCATCGCTGATCAAAACAAAGCGTTGTCCTGGGTGTCACCAACAGGCTTCCCGGTGCACCAAGAATACTACAAAGTCCACAACCAGCAGGTAAATACATATATATCAGGCAAAGCGACGTGCGTTAAGTTCCGCGAGGACGACGACACGTTGATCAGTAGGCGTCGCATGGTCAACGGTGCATCACCTAACGTCGTCCACAGCCTAGACGCAGCGGCGCTCCACGAGACTGTTGTTCGGTGTAACAAAGAGCACGGAATCTACGACTTTTCGTTTATCCATGACAGCTATGGCACCCACGCAAACAAGTGTGACCAACTTTCTTCAACTTTACGTGAAGTTTTTGTTGACTTCTTTTCGCGAGACCTATTAACTGAATGGCGAAGTCAGTTACAGGAACAACACCCAGAGCTAGATTTCCCAGTGCCGCCAGAGTTTGGTGACGCTGAGATCAAACAAATTAAGGAGTCAACATACTTCTTTGCATAAAACCTAAAACAAAACTAGAAAGAAAAAGACAATGAGTAATAAACTAATCGTAACACCCGAAGGAGAAGCACTATACCCGCATCTCCATGAGCCAGACTACAAGTTCAACACTGGGGGTGTTTACCAGGTGAGACTGGTGCTGACTGAAGCAGAGTGGAACGCTATGAAAAGCGACTACGACGACTTGTATAACGCCGAGTATGCCAAAGAGTCTGAGAAGTCCAAAGGCAAACTCACAAAAGACGCCTCGACACCGTTTAGACAAAGCGACGAGGGTTTTTACATTATGGCCAAGCAGGTCGCCCAGCGGCAAACCCGTGACAAAGGTGTTATTAATTTTAATGTAGCCTGTTACAACGCCAC